AACAACCTCGTAGCGGTCACACTCGTTTACTATCGACACACCCTCGCGCTCAATCCTCACATCAGCCTTCACCTTCTCCCCCGAGCAGTCAACACAAGGGTTGCCGCTACCGTCCTTCACCGTGTCCACCGTCAGCACCGACGGATTAATCACCACCACGGCAGCATCCTTGCCGTCCCAGCCGTCAGCACCGTCAGCACCAGGCTTGCCGTCCGTTCCGGGCTTGCCATCCTCACCCTGCTCACCGTCAGTAACCACAGCAATGTCACACTCCGCCAGCATCTTCTCCGCATCCTTGAGCATATAAGCCTTAATCTTCAGCGACTTCACGTTGTACAGACCCCTCGTGTGCACATCAGCCAGACCCAACGTCTCCACGCTGCCGTCCTGCCACACCACCTCAGCCGTATACTTCACGTCGCTGCTGCTCAGCAGCTCTGTCGTATTGCCCACACGCTTCACCGTCTCAGCCCCGATCACCTCCGGAGTCGTCGACCGTGTAGCCGTATGCCTTACAATGCACTGGCAGCTCGGCACGACAGAGTACATCACCACATACGGCTCCACGATGTTGTCCACGCTGTCCGTGAACAGCTTGAACCTCCGCGCATTCAGCAGCACCTGCTCCGGCGAAATCACACACGTCACCTCCTTCCACTGATACGGATTCCTGACCGGCTGCTCCTCGCTGTCCTTCTTGCCAGTCTCCCACAGCGCGCCAATCAGGTGATACATAGTGATAGCAGGAGCCGAGTCCGTAGCATTATCCTCAGTCGAAGTCGACAGCTTAATCACATTGCCGTGACTCTTCCATCTTATCTGGTCGCCCACCTGCACAATCACATCGCCCGCAGCAGGAGCATCCGGCTCGCCGCCGTTCACCACCTCATAACCGTAGAACATCCTCTGCGCAATCACGTTGCCCCGTCGTCAGTAGTCCTGCCCTTCTCCTGCTTTGCAAACAGCTCAGCCATCGACACCAGCTCGCCGTCATACGCCGCAGCCACAGCCACACCGCCCCAGCGCAGCACCCTGCCCGTCTCGTCAGCCAGCACCCTCACGCCCTTATTCGGCAGCATAGCCTCGCCACCCGCAAACTCCCGCACGTTCGACAGAATCACATAGTCATACAGCTTCGAGTCCTCAAGCGTCTCCTGACCCACACCAATCACCAGTCGCCAGTAGTAGCGGTTCTGCAGACCCTCCGTCTCGCCAGCCTTCACATTGAACGTCTGACACAGCGCCATCATGCCCACATGCCACCAGTTCATAGTCCTCGTAGTGCCGTCATCAGCCAGAGCGTAGCACTTGTAGGCAATCACCCTCTCGCCCGCAGCGTCAAACACATAAGTAACCTTCGCAATCGTCGAGCCGGCATTCGAAAAAACGGTAGTGCCACCCGAATACGACACCTTGCGCACCTCCGCACTCGCCGCAAAAAACTTAGCGCGTGCCACGAGATAATCCACGTACATGTGACTCTTGCCGTCATCACCCATGTACAGGTCAAACCCCTGCGCACCCACAGCCACCCTCTCCGCCGGAGTCGACTTCGCGTCATGCACACGGTCCACCACCACGTCGCTCAGCACAGCTCCGCCCTTAGCGTCAAGCCCCATGCCGCCGTCGCCCAGCTTCAAGCCCTCCATAAAGCGAATCAGCTTCTGCGCCGTATCCTCCTTGTCCTTACGCAGAAAGTTGCCACCGACATTCTCCACACACCCCAGCAGCGACAGCATAGCATTGCCAATGCGCTGAGCCGTGTTGGCATGAGTGCGACGCTCGTCGCGTATGCCCTCAAGCTCCTTTATTATAACATCCTTGTCTTTTGCCATATCATTTTATAATTGCGATACACTCCTATCGATCGTATTCTGACCGCCCCCGAAGAGCTGCCACAAGAACGACGACACCAGACCCTGGTAAGTCTGCCCGTAATAGGCAGCCTCGAACTCATTAAGGCGGTGTAAGGAGTACATATATTTTTTACTGAACCAGTCACGTTTCTGCCTGTGGTGAGGATTCGTCTTCCAGTCCTTCAGAAACTTCAAGTCGCCACCGTTGCCACGGCTGTAGCCATTGCCCACACCACGAGCCACGTAGATGCCATACTCAAGGAAACGGTGCTCAATCGTAGTCACCGGTCCCGGATGCACCACGCCCTGCACCGAACGCGAGAGAGCACCCGTATCGTAGACCGGCGGAGCGAACTGCAGCATCTTCTCCTGCCACATCTTCACCATAAAGTCGCTCCACCCCTGCACCCATTTCGAGTGCTCAGCCTCCGACATGTTATTTAACCCACTCCGCACTGTCATAACTGATATCAATAGGTTGCTCGTTGCGTATCATGAAGTATAGCCCCGTCACGCCGTTGTAAGAATATCGGGGCAATTCGTTAGAGTAGATGTTGTGCAGGTCGAGGAACGTCAGGCGCTCATCGCCCAGTTCGTCGCGATCGTGAAGCAGTCGGGAGTGGAACTGCCGGAACATAGTGCGGCACATATTGAGTTTAGTCTCGCGGTCTATCATGTCATCAGCACGATAGCCAGCGAGTATGAACACCGTGTACACGTCACGACGGAAGAAGCCGACCCCATTGCTGAAGGTCTGCTGCGAGGTCGTATCGTCGACCATGATGAAGTTGCGATGCTTCTTGAAGCCCTGCATTACCCCATCGATGGAGTCAGGGCCGGAGCAGAGGCACGGATGGAAGCCTTGCTCAGAAGCGAGTCGGTTGTCGGTGGCAAGCTGAGTGAAATAGTCGAGAGCAGGAAAGAGGTCTTTCATAATGTGGAATGTTGAGTGTTGAATGTTTAGAGTTAAGTGTTGGGGTATTTGCGCCGGAACTCTTCAGCCTGCTTCGCCTTAGCGTCAAGCTCCGTCAGAGCGCGCCAGCAGTCTACAGCCTTCACAGCAGCCTCTTTGGTCACGTCGCCGTCAGTCAGAGCACGCAGCTGTACGTTGATGCTCTCTATCACCGAGAGGTCAGAAATGTCATCGTCGCCTTTTGACTTGCGGAACAGGTTAGGGAAAGCGTAGGACATGACATATTTAATATGCCCGAACCACGCCAGCACACCCACACGCTCCGCAGCAGTCAGCGTCAGGTCGGCAGGGCGCGAGCCGTCAGCACGCCGGTAGAGAAACGAGGCGAGAATGTCAATCTGGTCCTCGTCACGGTTCATCAAGAACCGCTGATATCTCTGCTCCATGCACAGATATTCATGGAAGCTCACGATGCGCCCCGTATCAGCGTCTTCTTGAAGGAGAGCGTTGACAGCCTTAAGACCCTGCACAACCTCCAACCGATTGTCCATCGTCTCTAAGCTGTCAACAAACTCCAGCTGCCCCAGGAATGAATGTATCTGCCACGGCTGAAGATAAAACACCCTGCCATCCTTCGAGCACTTCCACCCCCAGCGGTTTTTCCCGATTAAATATATACCCGCAAATCTTATGAAACAATAGGTTTTTACAACCACCGGGTCGGCGAAAGTAGCCAGAAGAAAGAACACGTAGCGCAGCTGCTCTTGAGTCAGCTCACGCCACGAAGTAGGACAGCATAATTCCATAATGTTGAATGTTGAGTGTTGAATGTTGAATGTTTAGCCGTTAAAGAGAAAAGCCGTCGACTCCTTCTTGTTGCCGAACGTCTCCACGTGAGCAGCCTTGTACGCATCGCTCCCGTGATACAGCGCATACACCTCGCCGTTGCCCTCCAGCTCACGCTCCATACGGCGCCACAGAGCCGTGCCCCGCACGTCCTCGCTGCTCGTGGCGGCACGGTCTGTCAGGTCACACGTCAGCTGCAGCGCAGTCGTATAAGCCGTCAGCCGGTCGTGGTCGTCACGCCGGTAAGCGTCCAGCAAGTCGTCTGTCTGCTCGTCGCCGAAGCGCACACGCAGCAGCTCGTCTGTGCGCTGGATAACCGGCTGCATGTTCTGCCAGTCCTTATACGAGTAAGCCCCCGAGCTCGCCGACGCAAAGAAGAAGTAATGATCTGTATAAGCATAGCGTATCGCATGCACAGCCTTCGCCGTGCAGCCCCACTCATTAGAGCGCAGCAGATGCACCGTCATGGCACGCGCCCGGCACAGAGCCGTGCGCAGCTGTGCCTCAAGCGCATCGACACGCTGCTTGCTCGCAGGCGACACCGTGTCGTTGCTCACTATGCCGAAGCCCGTAGGCGTAAGCACCAGGTCCAGTTGGCGCAGCACCTGGAGAAAACCGCCTATGCACACCATCATCTTAAAGTAACGCTTTAAGGCAGTGCCCTCCTCAGCAGCCATAATCTGCTGAATGCCAACATCGCCAAGCAATGAGATGCAGTAATTGTCGAGCGCCGTATCAATAGCCGGCTTCACCGACTCATACACCTCGTCATGAGCGCTCATACCCACCGGCAACGACCACTCAAAGTCTTGTTTATCAATCACTATGTCCATAGAGTTAAGTGTTAAATGTTAAGTGTTAAGTGTTGGCGTTGGCATCGCCCGACACCTTCTTTGCATCCTTGTTCTCGTCGAGCGTAGTCAGCATCAGCATCGGCACGTCTACCGTAGCCCGCTCGTCCCACTCGTTGTAGTGCAATATCACGTGGTATGGCTTGCACATCACGTCGTGCCAAGGCTTCTCCAGAGCCTGCTTCAGCGTGAAGAGCTCGCGCTTGTCGCTGCCCGAGTTGTTCATCTGGCTCTTGCCAGGAGTAGCCCCCACAAGGTTAGGATGCACCCCGTGCGCAAAGCACAGAGCGTTTGAAGCCTCGCTCATGTCGTCGCTCCAGTTGCCGCCCTCCTTCTTGCCGGCATCGTTCAGGGGCACTATGCGCACCATGCGGTTCTCCTTGCCGTTAGGGTCTACGTAGTAGCCCGATATCATAGCCTTGCCGGCATTCTCTATGCCCGTCACGAAGTCTATGATGTTCTGCTTCTCCTGCTCCTTACGCTCACGGCGCTTGCGCTCGTCGCTAATGCACTCGTTGTCACACACATTGTCCCAGTAGTCGTCGTGCACCTCTATCTGCACCCTCGGAGCCGACGTGTTCTTTATCATGTATCGTTTGCCGATGCCTATCAGCCGGTATATGTCAAACCACGCATCTCTGAATATCGACGAGTAGTAGGGCAGGGGGTACACCTGGCAGCCCGGAGTCGCCATACGGCTCACGATCGCAAACTTGCGCTGCTTCGTCGGCTTCAGCTTCAGCCCCGTAGCAGGGTCAGGCTCCAACCCCATGCGCACACGCAGGTCGCCCAGAGGGTCCCAGTAGTCAAGCAGCTCTATACACTCTATGTTCTGCTCGTCGAAGAAGCCCAGCCGCCAGTCGCCGTAGAACACATGCTCGGCATTGCCCGACGGCGTGCTACCACCATACTCAAAGCGGCAGTAAGCAGCATCCTTGTTGCGCACCTTAACAATCCTGCTGCCGTCGCGCGAGAGGATTATCACAGTCACCGAGAACGAGTAGAACTTCATGTCCGT